CAGTTTCAGTATTGAATAGATTAACACACTCTGAAAGAGATACTTTATACGAAAACAAAGTAAACCCAATCGCAGCATTCCCTGGACAAGGTATTGTGGCATTCGGACAGAAAACTCTTCAGGATAAAGCATCTGCATTGGATAGAATCAATGTAAGAAGATTGTTAATCGCTGTTAAGAAATTTGTGGCAAGTACTTCTAGATACTTAGTGTTCGAACAAAATACCGCTCAGACAAGAGGTAGATTTATCAACACTGTACAACCTTACTTAGAGGGTATCCAACAAAGACAAGGATTGTACGCATTCAAAGTAGTTATGGATGAAACTAACAACACACCTGATGTAGTTGATAGAAACATTTTGGCTGGACAGATTTTCCTACAACCTGCTAAGACCGCTGAATTCATTGTAATTGATTTCAACATCTTACCAACTGGAGCATCTTTCTCAGCATAAAATAAAAAAGTGAATAACTAATATTTATTAGTATAAAAAGGAAAATAACAAATGGCAGAAGTATTAGAATTTAACGAAATGTTCTTCACCAACTTCGAACCGAAGATGAAGAATCGCTATATTATGGAGATTGATGGTATTCAATCTTACTTAATCAAAACAGCGGCAAGACCATCTATCAATTTCGAAACTGTGAAGTTGGACCACATCAACACTTATCGTAAATTGCAAGGTAAGGGTGAGTGGCAGGATATCACAATCACATTGTATGACCCAATTGTACCTTCAGGTGCACAACAGGTGATGGAATGGGTAAGATTAGGATATGAATCTTTAACTGGTAGAAAAGGGTACGCTGATTTCTACAAAAAAGATATCGATTTCTATATGTTAGGACCTGTTGGTGATAAAATCGAACAATGGAAGTTAAAAGGAGCATTTATTGCATCGGCTAACTTCAACGATTTGGATTTCTCATCTAATGACCCTGCTGATATCGAACTAACATTAGCATACGATTACGCTATTTTGGAATTCTAATAAACTATCCACTATTATTATATTTGAAGAAGGTTCTCTATGTGAGAACCTTTTTTCATTTTATAACTTTTTTATTTTGATATACTTATATATACAAACAAATAAAGGTTTAATATGAGCGATACAAAATTTGAATTTCCAACGGAAATCATTGATTTACCATCAAAGGGTTTAGTTTACCCAGAAAATCATCCTCTCAGAAAAGGTAACATCGAAATAAAATATATGACTGCAAGAGAAGAAGATATTCTTGCTTCTCAATCTCTTATCAAAAAGGGTGTAGTTTTGGATAAACTTTTCGAATCAGTTGTGGTTGAGCCGGGTGTAAACATTAATGATATTTTTATTGGTGATAAAAACGCAATTCTTTTAGCAACAAGAGTAATGGGATATGGTGCAGATTACGGAGTTGAAGTAACTGACCCATTTACATTAGAACCACAACAAGTAACAATTGATTTATCAAAGGTTAACACCAAAGATTTTGATGAAAAAATCTTAAATGGTGATAATAGATACAAATTTAAATTACCAAAGAGTGGTGTAGAATTGGAATTTAAACTTCTAACTCATGGTGATGAAATCGAAATCACCAAAGAGAATCAGGCATTGGCTAGATTATATAAAGGTAAAGGAGATACTACATTTGATGTAACTACTCGTTTGAAATATATGATTCAATCAGTAGATGGAAACTCAGATAGAGGATTCATCACAAAATGGGTTCAAAATTCATTCTTAGCAATGGATACCAAAGCATTCAGAAAATTTGTTAAAGAAATCAGTCCAGATATGGATTTAACTTTCGAATTTACTTCGGAATTGACGGGTGAGCAGGAGGCACTCGATATCCCATTTGGGATTAGCTTTTTTTACCCTGCCGAATGATTATAGTATCCAACTTCACAACCAAATTTGGGAGTTGGTTAACTTTGGTAATGGATTCACTTGGCGAGATGTTTACTTCATGCCAATCCAATGGAGAAAGTTCTACTTTAAGAAGTTGGTTGACTTGAAGAAAAAGGAAGCTGATGAATATAAGAAGATAGAACAAAAATCAAAAGTGAAGGTTAGGAGATAATCTTCACTTTTTTTATATCTTATATTTATAGAAGTATAAATAGGAGAATTCACTATGAAAAAAGAAACTACAAATGAGGGATTATTTGGAGCTGCTAAAAAGTTCTCAGATGCATTCTTTGATGGATTATCTAAAAATGCATCTAAGAGAATGTTGGATAAAGCTAAAAAAGCAGGTGTTCCTAAAGAGTTAACCGATGTGATGGCTAAAATTCAAAAAGATAAAGAAGAATTAGATGCCATTTTAGATAGAATAGCTAAAAAATAATAAATCCCAATGGCTGACGATAGAGGTAGGTTAGAAGTTTTAAAAGATATTGAGGCGGCTCAAAAGCGCTTAGAGCGTATTGAGGCATCTCAAAATATGCTTGTCGAAGAACGAATCAAAGCCTCCGTCAGAGAAAAGCAAGAGATAAAAAAACTTGCAAACGAACTTAAACAGGTCAACTTAGAAAGAATAAAAGGATTTGCGGCAGAAGAATCTTCGTTAAAATCAATGGGTTCTATCTATGATGATTTAGTTAAAAAAGATAGAGAACGAATATTAGCTCAAGTTCAGGCAAAAGGATTATCTGCAAAACAAGAAGCAGCTATAAGTAGAAGTGCTGAAATCAATAGAGAATTGGCTCAATTGGGTAGAGAGGAAACTCTACAACAAGCTGCATTATTGGCTGAATATGATATGCAGAAGGAAATATTAAATGGTATTTCTTCGGAAAATCAATATATTGTTGATAATCTTACTCAGCAAAATCAATTAGCTAAGACACACTCTCAGTTAACACTCAAACAAAAAGAGTTTCTCCAAAAACAAAAAGATGTTTATGATGGTATAAAAGATACCATTGGTGGTATATTAGAAACTGCATCATTACTTACATCAACTTTTGGTGGTGTATTGGGTGGTGCTCTAATCGGAGCAGGTGCTGCTGGTAAAAAATTATTAGAAACCTCAAGACAATTAGGTGGTTCATTACGCTCTTCAGCTAACATTTCCACAACATTATTTGGGACAGTATTTGACGATGCAGTTGGAACTACAAAATCTCTTTCAAAGGAATTTGGTGGATTAAATGATGTATCCTTAAAAACTCAGTTGAACACCAATGTAATGGCTAAAAACTTAGGTGTTGGAACTGGTGAGGTTGCATCTATGGTTGGTTCATTTGCTCGTTTAAATGAAGGTTCAGCTGAAACCGCAGAAAATCTTATCGTATCAACCCGAAACTTAGCACAAGCAAACGGATTAGTTCCTGCTGATGTAATGGCTGATGTAGCCGCATCTGCTGAAGAGTTTGCACTCTATGGTAAAGATGGTGGTAAGAACATAGCTGAAGCTGCTGTTGCTGCTGGTAAGTTAGGTGTTAGTATGAAAACCCTTAGTGGTATTACTGATAACCTATTAGATTTTGAATCATCTATAAATGCTGAATTGGAATTAGGTGCAATGTTGGGTAGAAATATCAACTTAGATAGAGCTAGAGCATTGGCATATGAAGGTGATATAGGTGGTTCAGTAAGAGAAACACTTTCCGCATTAGGTGGTATTGAAGAATTCAATAAAATGGATTACTTCTCTAAAAAGAAAACCGCAGAATTATTGGGTGTATCCGTAGAGGAATTCCAAAAGATGGCAGCAAATGCTGATAAGTTGGATAAGAACGGACAGATTCAATTATCACAATACGAACAAATGAAGGAAACCCTCAAAGGAATGGGTGAGCAAGCATTTGGATTACTACAAGGATTGGGCTCAGCAGCTGTTGCAGCTGGGCAAATGGGATTCAATGTAAAAGGTATTGGAACTTCTATGAAAGGTATCGTTGGTGGTATTGGTGAGAAGTTCAAATCATTATTTGGAATGGATGCACTTTCAAAAGCTAGAAAAAGTGGATTATCCGATAAACAAATAGGAGCCGGATTTGGTGGTAAGAAAGCTAAAGATGCTTTAGCTGGAAAAGCCGCAAAAATGGCACCCGATACTTCGGTTTCGGATAATTTAAATAAAACTGCCGGTAGTAAAGGACCTAAAGCTAGTAATTTACTAAAAGGTGCAGCTGCTATCCTTATTCTAGCCGCAGCATTATTCGTTGCAGCTAAAGCATTCCAAGAATTTGGTGATGTAACTTGGCCGTCTGTTACTATGGGATTGGTTGGTTTAGCTGGATTAGCTGGAATTGCATATGTGTTAGGGAAAGCTCAAGGTGAAATGATTAAGGGTGCAATTGCTGTGGCTATTTTAGGAGCTGCACTTATTCCATTCGCATTCTCAATGAGTTTAATAGCAGGATTGGATATTGGTTCAGTAATGGCAGCTGCAGCGGGATTGGTAATCTTCTCAGCCGCAATCTTCGGACTTGGGGCATTGATGATGAGTGGAGTTGGAGCAGTTGTATTTGGTGCTGGTTTATTGGCATTAGCTGGATTGGGTGCATCTATGATAGTATTGGGTCTTGGTTTATTAGTTGCTGCAGCTGGATTCAAAGCAATTGGAGGTTCGATGGGAAATGTGGTATCACTTATATCTCAAATTAAAGATGTTTTAGGTGGTATGTTCAAATACGTCTTACCGATTGCCGCATTATCATTGGCATTGGTTGGATTAGCTGGTGCATTAGAATTGGTTGGTATAGCTGGTATTGCTGCTCTACCAGGTCTGATGGCAGTTGCTGCTGTTGGTGCAATCGCAATGGGAGTTGGTTCTCTATTAGGATTTGGTGGAGATGACGGTGGAGAAGGTGGTGATTCTGAATTGATAACCGAAATCAGAGGATTAAGA